TTTGCGGTCATTTCAATCCCCTAATATATCTTCTGCTGATATACCACGTTCTTCAAGCAGTTTCCGCATTTTTTCCAATGCCCGCTTTTCTATGACCCCAACAGTATTTCTACCAAGAAACAATGTTTCAGCAACATTTTCTTGACTCATTTCATATTGATCTTGTAATTGACTCATGTTTTATCCTTATAAATTTGGTGGTAAGAATTTGGCTGATACCATTTCCAAGAGCGCCTCTTCTGTCGTTTTAAAGGTGCGCTCAAATTGCTTTCTACCCATTCCGTGAATACTGGAATTTCCTCGATGATGTTCGGGGCAGAGCGGAATAACAGGCGACTTGCTTCGTATGCCACCTCGTCTAATGTGATGGATCTCCGCTGGAGTCCCTTCGTAGCCGAGCTTGTAACATAACGCACAACCAAACTCTGCGATTTTCCTAAAGTGTTCTTTTTCATCTTTGGTTGCCATGTTTAAACGTTACTTAATGCGCTTGGCTATTTCACGCTGGACGTACCAAACCGCCTTGCGTAAGTCTTCTACCGCATTATCTTTCTCGTCTGCCCGCCATATATATTTCATAGCGTTGCCAAGATTGAACCCCATGTGTTCGGTAATCTGAATGCACTCTACCCCCGATGGGTGGGCGGTGTAGTGCCTAGGGTGATTAACAGGGTCGTGCTTGGCTTTAATTTCAGCAACAGTATCGTCACTATATTGCATCCAACCGCCAAAGGGTATCGGTTCTCTTTCCATTTAATCCTCGCAATAGATAATAAATAAAACATAAAGAAAAAAACAAGTTACGGCAATCCCTATCAGGGCAAAAACAGTCATTAGAATTGAGATCATTTGTTTGCCAATACAAGAATTAACACAATACAAATAAACCCAACCTTGTAAGCTACACCAAGCCAATACTGCCGTTTAAGCATGGCGGGATCACCAATAAGGTAAGACTGTAGCCTTAACATATCGCTATCTTCCTCCACATACTTGGGCGGTTTGTAATACTTACCTATCTGAATACCAGTAGAGGTCATATAAGGTGTGTTGCTAGGACTAGACTTTAGCAACTCTTTCTTAGAAACTTTTTTAGAAACGTTTCGGAACAGATCCCGTAGAGTCTCTGCGTTTAAACGATCTTCAGTTGTAAATGTTGTCATGCTTTCTCCTTAAGGGATCTGTCATCAAAAAATACATATTTAAATTTATCGGTAGGCACATCATAAAAGTACTCTCCTTCAGCAATCGCAGTATTCCTTACCTCAATCTGCTCATGCTTAAGAATTTCATCTGTGTTTATCCATAGTCCATGTTTAAAGTCTCCGCTTACAACAAAGTACATAGTGGGCAAATCGTTGTTAAATAGCTTGGCTTTCCTAGATGGAATATGAATTGTTGAATACATAATAGGAAAACCACAAAACCATTGCCGTACTTCTATCTCTATATAGCCAACATTCACTCCATCCCTACTACAAACCAAATCTACCTTGTACTTTTCAAAGTCATCAGCTTTGACGTTCCAATGAGATTCAACCCACCTCTTTACCACCATTCTTGATGGCGGGTCACAGGCATCGTGAATCTCTTGGTCAAATGGTTTGTATGCGCCAATCATTTTAAATATCGTCTAGTCCAAAGAAACTCGTCTTTTTCTTTTGCGCCCGCATCAATCAACTGTTGCTCTTGATACTTCCTACTGGTTAACCCTACGTAGATACCTTTATCTATATAACTTGGGACGTACAATAGATCTCGCAAAACATAACACTTGTGTGGTGTTTTTGGACAAAATTCTTCATATAAATTCATAATAAATAGTACCCCGCCATAAATGTATTAACAAGAATCTTAAAAGTAATACCTATTAAGAATAGCCCAACAAAAAACGTAAGGATTAGTCCAAACCACAAAATAATGGTGCAAGCTAAATCCCAAATAGACTGCAAAAATATATTCATACTAGCTCCAAGGATGGTTGTTTAAGTCTTTCTTTTTGTAACGCTTCATACTCAGGGTTCAGCTCGCTGCCAAGATACAGCCTGTTTAAACGTTGTGCTACGGCAGCCGTAGTTCCTGAACCCATAAACGGATCTAGCACAAGGTCTCCTACTTTGGTACTTGCAAGAATGCAAGGCTCAATTAATTCGGGCGGGTATACGGCAAAGTGCGCACCCTTGAATGGCTTGGTAGTAACAGTCCATACAGACCGCTTATTAGCCATCTCGTAGCTCTTCTCTAGTCCCGAATGGGGACTAAGCCCTGATCCCTCGTTGTGGTACTTGCCATCACTTCTATCCCTTGTACCCCAATCTTCTTTAACAGGCTCTTTAATAGCCTCGTTGTCAAAGTAGTACTTCGGTTGCTTGGTAAGTAGAAAGATGTATTCATGACTCTTGGTGCAACGATCCCGCACAGACTCAGGCATGGGGTTAGGCTTGCTCCAAATGATGTCCTGACGTAGATACCACCCATCCGCTTGCAAGGCAAAGGCGACCCGCCAAGGGATTCCTATGAGGTCTTTTTCCTTGAGTCCCGCCTGTTTATTTCCACGTCTAGCACACACTTGCGGTAGGTCTTGTAAATTATTAGAAACAGTTTGCTTAACCAAAGCCTGACCCTTGCCACCTCTGTAGTTATAGTAGCTATCGCCAAGGTTTAACCAAACTGTTCCGTCATCCGCCAGAATGTCTTTAACCTGTTTAAACACATCAACTATAGCCGCCACGTATTCATCGACTGTTTGCTCAAGACCAATCTGACCATCTACCCCATAGTCTCGTAGTCCAAAGTAGGGTGGAGAGGTAACACAAGTTTGCACCTTGATGCCTTGCTTGTGCCAATCCTCCATGATGGTACGGCAGTCTCCGAACTCGATGCGGTTCATCTTCCGTAGCCTACTCTGTTGCCATTGTTGTCGTAGATGTTGCGAGTGCCCTGACTATTCTGCACTTCGTAGCCAACACGGCTACCATCGTTGCTATAAATGCCACGCTTAGAATCCATGTTGTAAGGACTGTTCTCCCAGTTATATTGACTGTTCTTATAGTTGTACTGACTGTTGTCGTAGTTATAAGGACTGTTTTTATAGTTAAGTGGGTTGTTCTCCCAACTGGTCTGAGCGCAAGCGGGTTCAGAATAAAAAAGCACTAACGCTAACAATCCTATTCCTACACTACCCGCCAACACTCCTAGCCAGTAACCTTTTTCCCAATCTTTCATTTTGCAGTCCTTTTCTTTTTGATTGCAACAATTCCTTGAGGCTCTTCCTTGACCCTACGTGCCTCTAACATTTCATCTGCCATCCTGTATGCAGTTTTTGCTACGGAATAGTCGTTAAGCCCGCTAGATAACATTCCATTCATTGCAAACATAGCAAAACAGTCCCGCAAGTCTTGTTCATTCATCTTTATGCTCTCTTAAGAACTTCTCGATGTCATCGCTAACAACTTTGGCAAACGTCTTGCCCGATGGGAACATCATGGTTGCACCCTCACAGGAATTAGTAATACGAATAGCCTCGTTTAAACCCTGATTAAAACCTTTGTTGAACGGGTCATTTCCTCCAGCCATCCGCATTTTGAATGCCTCCCTTGCCAATTGACCTACGCTAATATCCGATTTTTCTGCAAACTTAGTGATGCGGTCTTTTTCGGATTGCTCAAGGTAAATCGTTATGGAATTGCGCTCGTTAAAAAGGCTCTTCTTCGATCCATTGCTCATAATCATTTACCATTTCGTCAAATTTTTGTTGGGCATCTCTGTTGCCATTAAGCTCTGTTCGTGAATTAATACCGCAGATTCTATGAATAGCCTCTACCGCATCGTCCTCACTATCAACTGTTAACTCGTTTTCTTTCTTGAGCCACAACTGAAACTGTCTAGAGCGACCTAAGATGCCCGCTTTCTTAACACGATTGTCGTAGTGCTTGGCAGTCTCGTTGTCTTCGATACGTGCCATAGCCACACCATATCGTGCCCCAACAAAATCCCGCATTAATTCATCGGGGATCTCGTCAGGGTGGATATTGAGTGTCAGCACGAAACCAGTCTTGTCTTGTTTAAGAGCAATCTTGACTGCTTCAAACTGAAGTGCGTTCATTTTGCGTTCCTGTACTGTTCTTCTAAGCGGAGTTCTAAGTAATGGATAATTGTGGATAGACCAATAACGTCTGCTTTAGTTTGCTCTAACTCCTCTTTAACACCTTGCAGTTCAACTAAACGCTCACAAGCACGCTCTAAATTAGTGTATGTTTTCTCGTAGGCATCTACCCAACTAAACGCACCAAGCGGAATAGACTTTGGTGCTTTGGGCTTAGAACCAGAAGCAGTAGATCGTTTAAACGCTTTCTTTTTGAAGGTATATTCTTTGCCCGCAACTATTCTAGTGCGTTTGTTTTTAGACCCCAAAGGTCTGCCACGTTTTTTAGGAAGATTAGAATTCAATGTCATCGTCCAACTCCTCTGCTTTAGTTTGTTGTGGTTGTGCCTGTTGCTCTCTTGGCTTTTGTGCCTTGATCTGCAAATAGGTTAAGCCTGACTTAGCAGTCTGTTTCCATCCCGCTAACTCAACGTTAATCGTTCCGTTGACTACATCGAATGCGCTAAGATCTAGCAAGATCTTGCCACGATAGTCAGGGGCTTTAGGATTTGTCTTTGTCTTATTAGCAAAGAATGATCCTGTGTTTGGTTTCTCTTCGTATGGTTTATCGTAAGCCATGTATTACTCCTTAAATTTAGCTTTGTATTGTGCAAACGCCTCTTGCACCCGTTTAAACAAGTCAGGCTTCTGCGTCTTCATCCTGTCAATGCCCGCCTGATTCTTTTTCCAAAAACTTGACAACTCTTTTAAGTCTTCGCAAGTATCACCAAAGGTGATCAACACTTCTGCTAGTGGCTCAAGATCTTCATCAACCTTTGGCACTTCTTTTACTACTGGTTTTACTTCTACTGGTTGAGATCCAGTAACTGCATCGAGGGCATCGTGTTCAGAAATCGCCATCGATACTGTATATAGGTATCTCCGTTGGTAGGTTTCCACGGCACCAATATTCTGCACTTCATGACAACCTTTGAGATTCGCAGTACCCATAGGGGAAGTAAAGGTAACTGAACTTCCATCATCCACGTCATATACCACCATAGTCGCTAGATCTTCGGTAAAAGAAATAGCATCAATCAATCCCACTTCGTTGAAGATTGACTGTACTGCGGGGAGAAAATCTCCCAACTCAAAGTACTTGTATCCCGCAAACTTGTTGTGACCTGACTTGGTCAACTCTGTTCTTTGTAACTTGATGCGGGCATCGCTTAGTTTTTTATATATTTTCATTTTCACTTTCCTCTAATTGCTTTCTTAAAAATTTAATTTCCTCTTCTAATGCCATCAAACGCAACGCTGATTGATCACAAAGAACCCTGTCGGATAAAAGATTTGTAACCATGTTTTGCAAACCACACGCTAAGTCTTTACTCGTTATCATATTTTTTTCTTTATAGATCCATCTTCATTTAAAAAAATTAACCCATCATCTGTTTCAACTGATATATCAGGATTACAGTTACAAGGTTTGCTTTTATAAATCTTGCACCATTTATCATGTGCAATTTGTGGCATTAAAACTCCATCAACCGCCTTAAGATTTCCTTTGTAAACCGCCTTTAAAATTGTTTCCATGTAATTCATAACTGCTCCTCTCCCAATGTTGCTTGATACTGACTACACCATTGCGATACTCCGCAATAATTTCCTGTACAACGTACTGCCTCACCTTTTCTAATTTCAATAAAGGCTTTGTCTTTTACAGGTGTGTCTTTTAAAAACACATCTGCCTCTTCTTGAGAATCAAAAACTCTGATAGCGGTTTTACGACCATCTTTCTTTACCGCATATTTTGTTTCACGTACCCAACGATCTTCTTCGGTACACAATGGGAGTTCTTCATTCCAATCTGCACTCACCTTAGAATCACGATGCATCTCGATGCGCTCTTTGATGTAATGCTCGACACGATCAAATGTCCACATCGGGATGTCAATTACTTGGATTTGAGATTGCGGATAATTAGGCTTGACTTCAGCCTCTCTGCGAGACCAATCACGCACAAAGGCGCAGATCTTGAGAGCCTTGACAGGGGTCTTCTTGACCCGCTCAACTAAGTACTTATAGATGTTTTGTTGTTGCTCCCACTCAGGCTTGTCATGCATCAATGCCCATGCAGAGGTGAACTTATAGTCGGTGATGGTAATGCCGTCCGCATCATTCTTTTGCAGATCGATAGCACCTGAGAGAACAATGTCGTTGATGTCAACAGAGAGACGTTCCTCATTGGTGTGACCATCTACCTCAGAACGCTCGGCTACAACGTGCAGAGCAGTCCCTAGGAGCATCCAAAGCATATCGGATACATCTTGCTCCATCTCAGCGTAATGCTTGCGCCTGAGCCTCTGTATGCGTGGCGGGGATATGATTTCTGTGACTGAGTAGTCAGATGCACCCTTAGTGTAGTAGTCTCTACTTGCGAGAGCCACCAACGTTTCGGGAACATTGTGATTGTTCGTGATCTTCATTAAGCCTCCAAATTGTTAATACGAACTTAGATGTTAATACAAACCTTTTAAGAATGCAAATGTTATTACTAAAAATATTTGGTGAACCCGCCAGTAAAGCTAACTCACGTAGACAAGTTTTTATTCGTGGTAAATCCATGTTTATTAAGTCTGCAAAGGCATTGTCGTATAGCAAAGCGTTTAAACTACAGGCAGAAAGCCAGAAGCAACTGTTGTTTTCTGGAGACGTTACAGTAACGATTCGCATATGGTACGCATCACGCAGACCTGATTTAGATGAATCCTTAATACTAGATCTACTGCAAGACGTGGCTTATGCCAATGATCGTCAGGTAAAAGAAAAGCATATCTACTGGATGGGTGTGGATAAGGAGAATCCAAGGTGCGAGATAGAGGTATCTGCAAGGGAATAAAAAAAGCCACCTTTTGAGGGGTGGCTC